TATTCGCAAACAGTTAAACCTGTCGTTTCGTTTAAAGCCGGTGGGGGTGGATCGCCTGCCTATTCTGCAATGCGTTTACATATTAAAGAAGAAGAAACGTTAAGAGGTATTGTATTATCTGAAATGCAAACACTTGACGGTTTAATGTTAACTGAAGACTTCCTATCAGAAGGTCCACTCGATATGTTAAAGAAAGCTGGTGATTGGGCTAAAGATAAAGGTAAGGCATTTGTAAATAAAGTTAAATCCGCAGTTGCCAATGTTCTTGCTAAGATCAGCGCTGTATTTAAAAAGATCGCAAAGATGGGAAAGAAAATGTTTGCCTCTCTAATGAAGTTTATGGGAGTTGAGATACAAAGTGCAATCGGAATTCCAATGGTAATTTCGTTATGATAAAAGGTTTTAAAGATTATATCGAAGAAGGTCCAAATGATCCTGCGATATTCAAAGCAATCTTTTTGGCAGGTGGTCCTGGGTCAGGTAAGAGCTTTATGGTTAAGGAAACTGGTTTAAAGGCTTTAGGTTTTAAAGTTGTTAATTCAGATATACCGTTTGAGAAGGCAATGGAAAAAGCCATGATGAAAATGGATGCCGATAGTATATTCTCAGCGGCAGGCCAAGCAGCGAGACAATCTGCAAAGAAACTTACTGGTGCTCAAATGGACGGTTATCTAACAGGTCGTTTAGGTCTTGTTATTGATGGAACTGGTAAGAACTTTGATAAGATCAAATCACAGGCTTCAGAATTAAAGAAACTTGGATACGATGTTTCAATGATCTTTGTGAATACAGATTTAGATACAGCAATTAGTCGTAACGATAACAGACCAAGATCTTTACCTACACAAGAAGTTGTAAAATTTTGGAAAGATGTTCAAAAGAATATTGGTAAATTCCAAGGTTTCTTTTCTCAGAACTTTATTATATTAGATAACAGTGAAGGTTCTGATGTTACAGATATATCAGGTGAAGGTTTTAAATGGGCAACGAAATTTGCCAAACGACCAATACAAAATACGTTAGCAAAAAAGTGGATTAAAAGCAAATGAAGTCATACAAACAGCATATAGCAGAAGCAGCAGATGCAAACCTGCACATGACTCATCTTGAGGACGCACTTCTCGATGGAGGTGTAAAAGGTACAAGAAACGTAATCAATTACATTCGCAATATACGTGATATGCTATCAGGTAATACAAGTGCACCAGTTAATTTAACAGTTAAGTGGGATGGCGCTCCTGCGATATTTGCTGGTACAGATCCTGCCGATGGTAAGTTCTTCGTAGCAAAGAAAGGAGTATTTAATAAAACTCCAAAGCTATACAAAACAGATAGTGAAATAGATAATGATCTGAGTGGTGAACTCAATAGCAAATTTAAAGTTGCTTTGAAAGAATTCGCCAAGCTCGGAATTGAAGGAGTAATACAAGGTGATTTCTTATATACGAACGACGATCTCAAGACGGAAGATATTGATGGAGAATCGTGTGTTACTTTCCATCCTAATACCATTGTTTACGCGGTACCTAAAGCATCAAGCCTCGGTAAGACAATCAACGGATCAAAGATCGGCGTGGTATGGCACACAACATACTCAGGATCAAGTCTTGAAACAATGTCTGCAAGTTTTGGTATGGCGATCTCAACAAAACTTAATAGTGTTAAAACGGTCTGGCACGTAGACGCAAGCTTTGAAGATAAGTCAGGAACAGCAACATTTACCAAGGCAGAGAACAAGGCATTAACTGCTCAACTATCAAAAGCAGGTACAATGTTTAGAACAATAGATGTTGCAGTCTTAAATGAACTTGGGACGAATAAAGAATTAAATCAAAAGGTTAATACTTTTATTAATACAAAGGTACGCGATGGTCAACGTATTGGTGCAGTTAAGCCGTTCGTAAAAGATCTACAAACTTACATACAAAAGTATTATCAGAATGAAGCAGATAAGCGTAAGACTCCTGCTGGTAAGAAAACACAAATGGATAAGGCAACCGCGGTACTAGGTATATTTGATAAAAAGAATACCAGGAAGCTTGAAGCTATATTTACTTTATATGATTTGTTAGTTGATATGAAATACATTATCATAGCAAAACTAAATACAGTAGGTGGTATTAAAACTCTACTTAAAACAACTAAAGGATTCGAAGTTACAGGTCAGGAAGGATTCGTTGCTATCGACCATTATGGGAAGAACGCGTTAAAGATCGTTGATCGTATGGGATTCAGTCTTGCTAACTTCTCAGACCAATATATTAAGGGTTGGCAGAAGTAATAGTTGACATTAGGTCCATAGTTTGTTATAATATATAATAATAAGGTTTGTAATGAATCAAATTGAAAAGGAAAGTGAAAATGGGTAGAATCAATGATAGAGGCCACAGTGGTGGTAACATTTGGAGATGGCAGACCATCGAAAAATACGTACGTAAGAACGGTTGGACTAAAGGCGCTGAACTTGGCGTATGGACCGGCGAAACATTTAAACATCTTGTTAAAACATGTCACAATCTACATCTTATCGGTGTTGACTTATATGCAGCTCAACCAGATCAAGAAGGTCCTGAACAATGGACACGTGGAGAAAATGGTCACGCATGGGATCATGACACGTACTATAATAACTTAGTACAATTCTGCCAAGCCTATCCTGGGCGAGCTGAAATTATCAAAGACTATACAACCGAAGCAGCAAAAGATGTTGCTGACGAATCATTAGACTTTGTCTTTATTGATGCAGATCACAGTTACATGGGTGTGATGCGTGATGTAGGTGCGTGGGCTCCTAAAGTAAAGAAAGGTGGTATGATTATTGGACATGATATACATTTTGAAACTGTTAAGACAGCAGTGATTGAATTGTATGGTGAAGATGGATATTCGGTTGAGGATGATTTCTTATGGTTCGTGGAAAAAACGTAACAGTAATAAACTTTTATGGTGGACCTGGGTCAGGTAAATCTACTGCAGCTGCAGGTCTATTTTATAAAATGAAACTCGCAGGTTACTCTGTTGAGTTAACAGATGAATTCGCAAAAGAATGTGTATGGGAAAATAATGTCCCAATGTTAGCAGATCAGTTATACGTTCTTGCCCATCAACATCGAAAGATATTACGATTAGCAGATAAAGTGGATTATGTTATAACAGATAGTCCTGTACTACTTAGTCCAATATATCGAGAGAAATACGGTGAAGCATTGTATTCTGATAATATTGATAAGATGGCATTAGAATGTTATAAACTGTATCCACGCAATATTAACTTTATGTTGACGAGACCTGAAAAAGGTTTTGACCAAAGTGGCAGAGCACAGGATCTTGAAGAAAGCCTTAACATTGATAAGGAAATTGAAGAACAGTTTGATACCTTAAATATTGGATACGTAAAATTAAATAATCATCTACAAAATGCCGAGGCTGCGTTTCAACATATAACGAATTCTTTACTATGATTGATATTAATATTGAAAGAAAAATAAAACATATTTGGATTGGCCCAAAGCCTGCTCCTCTTAAGTGGATGTATACTTGGCGGGATAAACATCCTGATTGGGAATACAGCGTTTTCACTGATGCAATGTTACGCAATCGTAAATGGTATAATCAACATCTAATTGAAGAATACTATAAACAGAAAGCATGGTGTGGTGTCTCTGATTTAATTCGATACGAACTATTATTTGAAGAAGGTGGTTTTATCGCCGAAGCAGATATGATTTGTTTAGAAAATTGCGATGAACTATTTACTAGTCCTAAAGATCATGCTTATACATGTTATGAAAATGAAAAAGGTCGACCTGATTTTGTTCAGCCTCTTTTTGCATGTAACCCTGGTAATCTATTAGTAAGAGACATACTTGATACTCTTCACGTATTACAGCCTGCACAATTACATCCACAACCGTTTATGTCAACTGGTAATTCTTTTCTATCGAAGTTTGTTCCTCGATATAGAAACAAGTTAACTATTTGGCCTTCCCATTATTTTATTCCTCAATTCTATATGAATGGTTCTCAGAGATATGATGGTCCTGAAAAGGTATACGCTGATCATCAATGGGGATCTACAGGAATGGGTTTTAACTGTACTGATTATTCTCAAGGAGTTTAAATGTACTTATCACACAAATACAAATTTTTATTTTTAAGAACTCCAAAAACTGCAAGTAGTAGTTTATCAGATTTCTTTATTAACAACATCGATGATCCTAGCGCAATATATACCGAAGTCGAGGATGCGAATATCCCAGGGACTTTAAGTGAAGATATTGTAGGCAAGTATAGACCTTACGCGTTCTATCATTTTACTATTTCTCAATTGATTGCTGAAGGTGTACTTACTTTAGAACAAGCAAAGGAATATAAAGTATTCTCAGTGTTAAGAGATCCAGTTGATAGAGCAAAGAGTTTCTATTATTTCTATAAAAAGTTTCGAGATGTTGGTACTCCACCAAGTATAGAACAATATAGAAATTGGTGTTATCCTGACTCCGCTGTATTTAATAACGATAATAACTCAGGTATTCAACAAATGACATTGAGTGTTCACAATAACGAATTACTTGGAGATTTTTGGTTATACGAAAATCTAAATAAGGAAGTAGCTCGTTTTATGGATTCCCTTGGATTACCTAACGCTGAATTACCACAACACAAAACTGGTCTACGAAAGAACGTACGTGAAGAAATACAATTTGAGCAAAAGGATCTACAAGCTATTAAGAATACATTTTCTGCTGATGTTGAAATGTATAGAAGACTTGTTAATCCACCTATTAAGTGGGAAAGGAATATACTTCAACTGCCATGAAAGCTTACATCTTAAAAATAGACACACCACTATCAAATGAGTATGCAAATGAGTGTGCTAATACTTGTGATGCAGTAGGATTAGAATGGGAATACTTTGAAGGCTGGTCTAATTGCACTGGTCGTATGGCTTGGTGTGAAACTGGTATATTAATGAAATACTATGAGCCGATGTTAGAGATAGACCATCCAACCGCTACTCAAAAAGCAAATGCATGTTCTGCAGGCCATGGAGCAATATGGAAGAAGATAGCAGAAGGCCCTGATAAGGTTGGTATTGTATTAGAACACGATGCCGTTATGTTCCATAATATTGATGAAGAGTTAATCCCAGAGATGACTATAGTTGCCCTTGGATATAAGTTAACTGAACCAAAGAAGTACGATCATGTTGCCGCAGGTCCACCATCACAAATTGTAAACATAGTCGGACACGAAGGTGCCCACGCTTATGCTATGACAAAGAAGACTGCTAA